CCTTCGTGGTGGCACGCTTATTTTTTTGCGATAATAAAACTATAAGGAGGGCGGAGAGATGTATCAATATTGGAATCCTAACCCAGCGGCGGCAAAAGTGGGAGATTGCACCGTGCGCGCTATCTCAAAAGCTACAAAGCAAACGTGGGAAGAAACATATATACAACTTGCCCTGTACGGCTTAATGTTGTCAGATATGCCCTCAGCTAATGCAGTGTGGGGTGCATACCTCAAAGATAAGGGGTTTAATCGCTACATAATCCCCGATGAGTACATGACTTGCACTGTATCGGAATTTGCAAACAACCACCCAGAAGGGGTTTATATTTTAGCACTGTCAGGGCACGTTATAGCGGTAATTGATGGTAATTACTACGATACGTGGGACAGCGGAGCAATGACACCAATATATTACTGGAGGGAAGGAGGAAAATAAATGTTCGGTTATCCACAATATCCACAACAGTATCCACAGTATCCGCAATATCCACAACCGGATTATCTTGACCAACTCAACCGACTAAAACAGCAGCAGGCACCACCACAACAAATGCAACAGCAGACCAACCCCGATGAGCGGATTTGGGTACAGGGGCAGGGTGCGGCGGAGGCATATTTAGTGGCACCAAATTCTTTTGTTCGCCTGTGGGACAGTCAGGCACCAATTTTTTACGAAAAAAGAGCAGACCAGACGGGCAGACCGTTTTTAGAGGTGTTTGAGTATAAGCGTAAGGGCTCAAATTCGCCCACAGCGGAGCTTTCGCAGTCCAGCCAACCAATTAACTACGAGGAACGCTTAAACGCCTTAGAAAGGCAAATGGAGACGTTAAGAAGGAGGGTATTGAATGAATCTCAATCCAATGCAGATGATACAGCAGTTTCAACAGTTCAGGCAGCAGTTCCAAGGGGACCCGAAACAGGAAGTACAAAACCTGCTAAATAGCGGGCAAATGAGCCAGCAACAGTATAACCAGTTGCAGGGTATGGCAACACAGTTTCAACCCCTTTTAAAGGGTTTTAAATAAATAAAAAGGAGTGATTTCATGGGATTAACAACAGACGGAATGAGCCCGGCAGATTTGGCGGCAGTCACAGGCAACAATAACGGCGCATTTGGCGAGGGTAACGGTGCTTGGTGGATTATCATTCTTTTCCTCTTTATCTTCTGTGGATGGGGAAACGGAAATGGATGGAATAACGGCGGCGGAGGTGCGGTAGATAACTATGTATTAGCTTCCGACTTTGCAACCTTACAGCGCCAGATTGATAGCGGCATTTCCTCCCTTGAGCGCAAGGGTGATGCCATCAACAGCGGTATTTGTGACGGATTTTATGCGATGAATACCTCTCTACTTAACGGATTTGCAGGAACAAATAGCACAATCCAGCAGAACGGGTATGATACACGAAACACAATCCAGCAGGGACAGATTGCAGATATGCAGAGTTTTAACGCTTTACAGGCACAGTTAGCACAGTGCTGTTGCGATAACAAACAGGCTATCGCAGGCGTTAACTACAATATGGCGATGAATACCAATGCAATACAGCAGGAAGTTACAAATGGCTTCTGCCAGACAAACTTTAACAACGCAAACAACACAAGAGACATCATTGACAACCAGAATAACAACGCTAGAGCCATTCTCGATGCCCTCACAGCGCAGAGAATCGAAGCTAAGGACGCTAAGATTGCCGAGCAGAATCAGCAGTTATTTGCGGCACAGTTAGCGGCCTCTCAGGCATCACAGAACGAAACCTTAAAGGCGTATATGCAGGGTCAGTTTACTTATTACAATCCTCGACCAGTGCCGGCTTTTCCGGTTTCTGCGCCTTACCAGTATGGCAACTGCGGATGTAATACCGGTTGCGGATGCTAAAATTTTATAATTAGCAGCTTCCTGCGTTGACGGGATTGTTCGGCTTGTGCCGATGATGCTTATAGCGGCGGGGCAATCGTTCCGCCGTTTATTATTAAAAAAAGGAGTGATATAACGTGGCAGAATTTACCAATAGCACTATCGTAACCGTGGCAGCAGGGCAGAATTTACCGCTCACAGAGACAGCCGTAAAGTGCGGTAGCTGTATTACACACCGGGAGGGAGCAGGAATTGTGACCCTTAGAGGTCTTACAAACCAGTGCAGGGCGCGCTATAAGGTCAGCTTTGGGGCTAATATCGCCATACCCGCCGGTGGAACTGTGACACCTATTTCTATTGCCCTGGCAATCGCCGGAGAACCATTAAATAGTGCGACAGCAATCGTAACACCTGCGGCCGTAGGCGAATATTTTAATGTGTTTACGGCGGCATTTATTGACGTGCCGCGCGGATGTTGCATAACAATCGCAGTCGAAAATACATCTACGCAGGCAATTAATATAGCCAATAGCAATTTAATCGTCGAGAGAGTAGCGTAAAGGAGGGCGTAAAATGGAATCATTACACAAATTAAAAAAGATGATGTGCAGAGAGTTAGACGAGATTTCCAACAAAGGCGACATGAGCGCCGGGGATTTAGAAGCAGTCCACAAACTAACAGACACAATTAAAAATATTGACAAAATCATGTATCTGGAAGGTGACAGCGAATACAGCCGTGGCGGCGACTGGAACACGTCAGAAAGATATAGCCGTGGGCGTTATCCCGACATGGATTACGGTGATTATAGTAACGCTCGCAGGGGCCAGCACTATGTGAGAGGCCATTACTCTTACAACGATGCAAAAATGCAGGTAAAAGAAACTATCAAAGACATGATGCACGACAGTAATCTGTCTAGTACAGATCAGGCAGCACTAGGCAGAGCATTAGCAGAATTAGACCGATAAGAGAAAGGGGTGCCGCAATGATTAATATGGACGAAATTAATGCCGAAATTGCGGCATTAGAGGCAGGAAAAACAACCTACGCCACTTGCGAACGGCTTTCGATTTTATACAATGTACGCAACAATTTAATGAGCAATCAACAACCGAACCAACTATCTTCCAACACATCATACTACTCTTACAGTTCCGAGCCGGATTCTGAATTTAAAGAAATCGCCCGAAACGCAGACTTTGAGCACTTATTACGCGTGCTTGACGAACACATGAAAGCCATCGAAGCAATGTATCCGCGAGAATATCGGTCAGTTTTGCGAAAAATAAAAGAGGGCGCTTGAAACGTCCTCTTTCTTCTTGTATAATATAATTACTTCTCCTTTATTTCTATCATATTTTGTTATACGGTAACTGACCTTAACCTGGTGGTTTCGGCTAGTTACTGTATAACAAAAACTAAAAAAATATAATATCCTCCACGTAAGTGTCGGGGGATATTTTTATTTCTTTTACAATGCTTTTCCAAAACACCTGCTTGTCTTGTTCACCTAACTGCATATACATATCTTTCCAACCGTCAGGAAATCTGCTTTGTATTTTTTTCTTAGTTTCTAGTTCTTCCGTTGCGGCGGTCTGGGATAGTTCTTTTAATTCCTTTGATATAGCCTCATATCTTTCGTCATAGTATTCTTCTGTTATCCTACCTTTTTCAAACATTTTATTAATTCTTCCCAACTCGCTGGATAATTTTTTCTTTCTCTTTTCCGCATCGTTTCCGCCTGCCTTCACACGACCTTCTGCCCTTAATACATCTAACTGTATTTTTTCTTCGATGTGATTGAGCATATATGTTTCTAATTTTTTTTCTGATCGCGTGTAGGTCTTGTGCTTTTGTGCGACAGAGTGGGGGCAGTGATATACTTTGTACTTTTTTCCTTTTTTGCCTATTGCACACCCGGAAAGCCTGCAACCGCAAATCGGGCATTTCATCAAGCCGGAGAAAATGTAAATACGCCTCCTGCAATCTGTCCAAGTTTTTTGGCTGGATACTTCGTTGATTTTTTGCGCTTGCTCCTCTGTGATGTACGGCTCACAGTAGTTTTTTACTCCATACATTTCGCCGCGATAAGCTGGGCTAGACATAATCTTAACCAACCTCGTCCTGGTTCTTACAAAACCAGGGTATTTACTTAAAATATAGTCGGCGGTTCCTGCTTTTGAGAAGGTCTGGAAATAGTGCTCAAACATATCCTCAATTATTCCTCGCGTCTTTTCGTCTTTTACAATCTTTTTCCCTTCTATGCGATAACCTACCGGCACTTTTCCGCCAATATATTCCTTGTTGTTCCGTTTAAATTCCATAACAGACCGTATTTTTTCGCTGTCTCTGTCTGCCTCTGCCTGCGCTACGGACAGCATAATATTCACTTTAAATATTCCCTGACTTGTCTCTGTCTCATAATCCTCCCAGATAGCCCTCCAAGGCACTTTACACGCGTCAAGGACACTTTGTACCTCGTAGTACCCTGCAACGGCCCTAAACCACCTGTCAAGGCGTGTAAAGAGTAGTATATCAATATCATGTTTCTTGCAATCCTCAAGTAATTGTAAAAGAGCAGGGCGTTTTGTGTATTTTTTGCGTGCAGATATGCCGGCATCGTTATAAATGCCAGCAACCGTATATCCTTGCTCCTCGCAATATTTTTCAAGCGCATCTATCTGCGAATCAACGGACAATCCACTGTTCTTCTGCTCTTGCGTGCTTACTCGCACGTACAAAGCGGCTCTTTTCATTTATTTCCCTTCCTGCCTTCGTACCTCCGGGGCGGGTGCTGCTATCTACATACAACTAAGCCTGTCTATTAGCTTTTTTCTAAGCTTTTCGTATTTCTCGGTTATTTCTTCACTGTCCGGAAAGTTAACCAAGCGAAAACAAGCGTTTTCAAATTCATTAACTAATGCTATGTTTTCGTATCTTTTTAATTCTATAGTTTTTTGTGGCAAATCGTCATAAAAAACTTTTAAATCGACACCTAGAGCACCTGCGATTTTTGATAAGGTCTCTACCTTTGGCTTCCTTTTCCCGACTTCGTACTGGCAAATCATGGCAGTTGAAACGCCTAGACATCTAGCAAGTGCCGCCTGTGAAACTCCCTTTTGTAGGCGCATAGCTTTGATTTTTTCGCCAATAGAGACATTTTCGCCGCGCTGCAATAAAACATCGTAAAAATTGTCAAGCTCAACTTCTAGCGCATCGGCTATTTTCGCAATCGCCTCCAATTTCGGATTATATCGCCCCTGCTCATACCCCTGTATAGAGCCAATAGATAGTCCAGTTTTTTGAGCGAGTTCTTTTTGGCTTACCCCTTTGCTTTTTCGCAATTCCTTTATTCTTTCTCCAATTTCTTCCGAATCATCCGCCACAGATTGTGAAAAATCAGAATAAAAAATATTTGGATTAATTTCTAGTGCATTAGCTATTTTTGAGACAGTTTCAAATTTCGGAACGGTCTCTTTCTTTTCATACTGTGCTATGGTCTGCTGTGTTATTCCTCCCATTTTGTCGCCGAGTTCTTTTTGTGATAAGTTGCGTTCTTCTCTTAGTTCCTTTAACTTTTCGCCGAAATTTTTCATTTCTTTGTATCTCCTCTCTTGATTTAATTCAATTATACATGATAATGTCTAATTGTGCCAAGATAAAAAT